AACCGCTTATGTCTTGGTAGTATTCCTCTTTTGTGACGCCGTATTTCTGTAGTTCTTCAAGTTTAGAGATAAGCCTGTTTAGCTCGCATCTCCATCCGCTCACATCTCGGTAGTATTCTTCTTTGCTCACCATTTCTTTTTGAAAAGCCTCAAGCTTTTCCTCAAACTTTTTCATTTCGTTTTCAAAGCTTCCAAGCCTCTTTTCCAGCCTAAAAAGTAGATAGAGCAAAAAAGCAATGCCAGCAACCCAGCCTCCCTGGAAAATAAATGAGATAACCCCTATCTCCATCTTAAGCTTTAAGATTGAGCCCGAAACCAGGATTTTTCAAGCAAAGATTGCAATGTGATTAGTGAGTGTGGTGGGGCGTGTTCCCGCCCTCATCTATGATTGCACCCGTGGCGTGTATGTTGCCAACCACTTCCAAGTTTCCAATCACATTTACATTGCCCTCAATAATGACCGTTTGTGCCTTTACACGAAGGGTGTGGGTTTTTCTGTCGTATTCAATCTCTGTTCCATCTTCAAACCGCACAAAGAACTTATCCCTGCTGGCAACTGGCGGAGCATCCTTGTCGTTGTAGATAGCTCCTAACACATACCCGTCCGAATGCTCTCCTTCTTCGTCAAAGGCAACGACTACATACTCGCCGATGTCAGGAAGCCAGTAAGCCTTGTCCTTCTGGGTCTTGTGATGCACAACTGGGAGCCAGTTAGAAACCAAGCCGTCAAGGTCTGGCATTTGCACTCTTACTCTTGCAGTCTTTTCGTCAACTGCTACTACGATGCCTCGCCTAATCATTTCTTCTTCCCTGTTTTACCCCTGCTTTGTCCCGGGTTTTTTAGGAACTCTATTCGTGTGATGTAGCCATCCCTATTTATCTCATGCTCAACCTGAGAGACATAATAGACCCCGTCAAACTTATCAAAGCCTTTAAGTTCAATGCTCCCGCTTGCGTAGATGGAAGGGATGCCAACACAGGTAAGCTTACCTTTAAACTCTTTCATCTCGTTTAGCGTTTTTTGGGCTTTGCTTATTCTCTCAGCCTGTGCCTTGTTTTCTACCCTTACCCTCTCTACTTGCTTGTCTTGGCTTGCTTTCACGTTAGCCTTCTTTTTGTCTGCGGTTGCTTCTTTCTTTTGTGGGTCAAGGTAAACCACATCCACAGCCCCAGCGTTCAAGCTTGAGACTTCTATCTCAAGGTCTATCACCCACTCTGGCGTTAGCACGAAGCTAACCTTCCGATTGAGGATACTTTCCACCCCTTGAATGACTATTTTCCCGTCTGCAATTTTGCAAGTGTAGCCGTATCGTTTGCAAAGCTGAGATAAAAACTCTAAGTCCCTTTGCTTGTATTGATCTATCCGTTGAAAGTTGATGTCTGAGCCTTCAAAGTAAAGCTTGTAGCCGTTTCTCTTTGCTATATCTTGAGCTATCTTCTTTAGGCTTGTGTTTTCAAAAGCGGTAGTCTTCAAGGTTCGGAAGCTTGCTTTGACGTCTTTGGCTAAAGCCTTGATGGTAAAGGTTGCTCCTTCCCGGGAATACTTAAAGGTATAGCTATCTATAAAAAAGACGCCAGCATCCCGCACCGCTTCTTCATAGCCAAAGCGGACCTTTAGGCTTGAACCCCGTGCTGGAGGGTTCTTCCTAAAAAAACCGATGCTATCCTCAACCTCTATCTCTACATCGTCGCTTTCGTTGTTGTCTAAGCCGTCGTTGTCTATGTAGCGAAAGCTAAGAAGGTAAGGCGTAATATAGGCTGAAACATCCCTGTTGTTTATCTCAACATAAAGAAAAGGTTTGTAAAGTTCTACTCGGTCTGCCATGGAGCTTTTATGACCTCTGGCTCGTCGTCAACTTCGATGATCGGAATTTGCAATTTTGCACCTGGCGGAGGGTAGGGCAAGCCTATATACTGGGGGTTTGCACGAATGATAGGCTCATACAGATATGGGTCTCCGTAGAACTGCCAAGCTATCGTGTCCCAGCGGTCTCCCTGTTTGGCTATGTAGATAAGGTGCTCCATAGCTTACCTCGTGATGATGGGTTTATACTGCGAGGGTTGTATTTGCTGTTGCGAGCTTTTCTTGGCTGGGGCTTTCTTCTTCGTTGCTTCGACCTTCTTTGTCTGGAGCTTTTTCTCTCGGTATTCCGTAAGCTTTACATTGCAGTATATGGCAACAGGCTTCCCCCACATGTCAACCTGCTTAACCTCTGCGGTAATGCTCTCTATGACGAAGTCTCCGTAGACCTGCTCGGCGATGATTAATTTTTTCGGCAAGCCTTCTTTGGCAAGGTCTCTAAGTTTTTGATACTCTTCAAGCGGGTCGCAAAAATCCCGATGGAAGCCTATTTGGACCTCAAGGCTTAGAAGCTCATCCCCGAGAAACTGCAAGCTTGAAGGGGCAAAGATAGTTCTATGCTTGGCTACCGCATATTCGTTCGTTTCTTTATGCTCAAGGTAAGAGTAGACCTTAAAGACAATGTCCCCGAGAGTTGCATATTGCATATAAATAAAATATTACATATAAGCACCCAAAACCAAGCAAAGATTGCAAAGGGGTAACCTTGTCTTTTTCAGTTTGAAGTAAAAAAATTCCGTTTTTTTTTACAACTTGCCCTTGCGATAATACTCAATGGCTATGCCAATGACCCGGTAGCCTTCCTCAGGGTAGATAGGCGGGTAAGATGGGTTGTCTGAAAGAAAGATGAACTTGCCATCTGCCTTGAGAAGCCTTTTTACATAAAGCTCGCCGTCAGGGTTAGCCACGATGACAACCTTTTTATTGGGTATATCAGTTCCATCTCCTTCGTAAATTTTAGCGATAACAGTATCGCCATCAAGCAGGGTTGGAGCCATGCTGTCTCCGTGCACGATAGCCCCGAAAAGTTGCTCTGGTTTTAAGCCTTTTATCTTAGGGATATCAAAATAGTAAACGATTTCAAGGTCGCCCTTAGCCTGAGGAAAGCCCGCCCCTACCCTGCCAATTACAGGAATACTCCAGAACTGCTCTTTCATCCTTTGCCTTAGCTCGTAATAGATATCGTTAATATCCATGTCAAGGAAGCTTGGCTTCTCAAACATCTCTCCCCTGCCCTCTTTGAGCCACTCATATGAAACGCCGAAAACCTTTGAAATGAGCTTGAGAACCTTATCAGAAGGGTTTGCTCTTCCTGCAAAATAGTCGCTAATAGTTGAAGGAGCCAGATTAATAGCTTGTGCAAACTCTTTCTGCGTTAAACCTTTAGCTTTTATTACTTTTTTAATTCTTTCTATAATTTCTATCTTTTGTTCGGTCATCGTAATCCCTCCCCTTGACAAAATACGAAATCGTATTTATAATTAGCTCTAAAGGAGGGTGCCTATGAAGGATATTATAAAAAAGGAATTAAAAAGGCAAGGACTTTCTTTAAGGCAATTTGCTAAGAAAAACAACCTTGATTATCAAATGCTCTTACTAATTCTGAATTTCCACAAAGTCTCACGCCCTTTAATCGTAAGGATCGCTGAAATTTTGCAAAGACCAGACCTCGTTTACTACTACGAAAAAGAACTTCAAAGAAGAGGAAAAGGGAGATACAACACACAAAAATAAAGGGGGGGGTGGCTTATGATAATCTACCAGCAAAAGCCTAAACCGCAACGCAACCTTCTACTTTATGCCTTGCTTATCCTTTGTATTGTTTTACAGATTGCAATCTTGCACAAGCTAAGCTCAAATTCAAACCCAAATAGACCTGAAGGGCTCTACATCAACCCAGCGGTTTATCCTCAAGCCCTGATTTACATCCCGCCATGCGAAGAACATAATACCAAATAGGAGGGTAGCGATGGCTATAAGCGCTGAAAGGAAAGAAATTTTAATCGCAAGGCTTCTTTATGTCCTCTCCCAGCATGTCGGAAGGGGGAACGCAATCGATCAAGGTGAACTCTACCAGTTTGTCTTTAAGAAATCCTGCACAAATAAGCATAATCAGGCACGGGAACTCCGGGCTCTCATTGAAGAGCTACGGAAGAAAGGCATTCCGATCCTTTCAACTCACGAAAAAGACGGCGGGGGCTATTATCTTGCTCAAGCAAGTCAAGAGATTGAGGACTACTGCAAGAGGCTGAGGAAACGAGCCCTTAAGCTTCTTGACATAGAAGCCCAGATTAGGGGCAAGACGCTACCCGGAGTGGTAGCCGAGATCGCCTTTAGTCTCGGAAGCCATAGACTAATAGGGGAGGTTGAACGCTATGAAAGCGAGCGCAAGAGCTAAAAAAGAGCAAGCCTTAACCAAGAGAGATCGGCTCATCATGGAGATCGATGAGCTTTTCGCAAAGATAAAGGCTGAAAAAAGAGCTTTAGAAAAGCTTGAGGCAAGCTATCAAAAACAGCTTGAAAAACTTCAAGCTAAATACTACCCAGAACTCGAGGCTCGCAAGCAAGCTTTGCGGAACTATGAAGAGGAGCTTGAGAAGCTTGCCACAAGATACGCTGCAGACTTGTTCGCAGACAGCGACCTATGCGAGACCAGGCTTGGAAGGCTTATCAAACAGATAAAGATTGCAGTTAAAAAAGCTCGGGGAGTTCTTGAGAAGCTTGAGAAGCTTGGCTGGACGGAAGCCATCATCATAGAGAAAAAGGTCAACTGGGCAGTCCTCGAACAATGGCCGGATGAAAAGCTTATTGCCTGCGGAACTGAAAGGGTAAGAAAGGTCAAAATCATTTATGAGCTAAAAACAAATAAAAAGAAGGAGGGAAGCGATGAGGCAAAAACAAATTAAATGTCGGGACTTTTTCACCAGAAAGGAGTATATCTTTGACAACCCTGAATGGGTTGAGCCTGATGTTTTCAAAGCAGGCGAGGACTACTACCGTGTTATTAAAGAAGAAGACGGGGTTTTTCTTGTTATCAAGCTAAACATGCGTTTTAGGATGAGGGTTTGCGATGATTGCTTTGACGAGTTCCCATTCTAAGGAAAAAGCCATGTGGAAGGACACCGCAGAGGTCATAGCAAGTCTCCTTTTCAAAGAGTATGAAAGGCTTGGAGCCATGAAGAATGGAAACACCATTTGGCACTACTTCGCAAAGCCTTACTACGGACGCTACCTGCTAACCATAGTGATAGCACGGAACGAAAAATGCGTTACAACACGGAAAGTTGTATCTAAAACTTATTTGGATAATCTAAAACAAAAACTCACAAAGGAGGGTTGCAATGATCGTTGAGCTTGAGTTGAAGGACTTGCAAACCCCACAGGGGCTTCTCCCTCGTGTCATCACCGGGACCGTTGAGGAGAAGGTTGAAGAGTATAAGGAGATGGTGGAAAACGGGACGGATTTTGACCCCATCTTGGTATGGAAACGCCCGGATGGCTCCTACTGGATCATTGATGGTGTCCATAGGACTGAGGCTTACAAGAGAGCAGGAAGAACTACCATCAAGGCTAAGCTCGTTGACTGCAAAGACGAACTTGACTACCGCATCAAAGCCATAGAGGCAAACCTAAAGCACGGCTTGCCTTTGAGGAAAGAGGAAAAGATCGTCCTTGCCCAAACGCTCTATAAGCTTGGGATAGATATTCCGGAGCTAACGAAGATCTTCGCCGTATCGCAAAGGACTATGTATTACTGGCTTCGGAGTATGAAGGATCAGGAAAAGGAAGAACTAAAAAAGCAAGCCTTAGAGCTTAGAAAGGAGGGGCTTACTGTAAGGGAGGCGGCGGAAAAGCTTGGGGTCTCACATATAACAATAGTGAGATGGGAAAACGAACTTGGAACATTTTTGCAAAATTTGCAAAAATGTTCCAAACCTTCTGAACCTACCCAGCCCTCAGACTCGGATGTCCCATTTTTGCAAAATTTGCAAAAATGGGACAAACCCTCTGAACCCCCTCAGCCCTCCGAACCTTCCGAGCCTTCCCCGACCACAGAGGACGACATAGAAAAGAAGCTTCAGGACTTTCTCGCTGGAAGGTTTCCTCTTGACGACGAAGAGGAAAAGCAAGAGGAAGAGGACGAGATCTTAGCCGACTACAAGCCAGAGCCTCGCAAACAGGATAAGCCTGTCTTTCCTCCTGAGCCTGAGCCTGAGGACTGGCCATACCCGGTGCAAGTCCCAGAGCACTTGCGGGAGCGCTTTGTCAAGGATAAGGAATTCCGCTTAAGAATGATGGCTGAGATAGACCTTTTCCGCCTTAGCAGGGGGAAAACACCGCTTTACAAGGAATGGATAGAGGAGAAGGAAGGGGAGAACTACGAAGAGGTCCTTGAGCGCTTCAAGGATCAACGCAAAAACAAGGGCGGAAGACCCCCGAAGGAAAGACCAAGTTTGGACGACGAGGGTCAGCTTGATTGGTTTTTCAACGATATCTACGGAAAGATTTTACATATTTCCATTGCATGGGACTGGTATATAGCTGAGCGTTTCTTGCTAAAGCTAATCAAAAAATTCGTAGACACCCGCTTAATCTCTGTGCGAGGGAAGGGCTGTAAGGAAAAGGGAGTGCTCGGCGTCTTTATTCAAAATGTAGACCCAGAACTGTATGAAAGCTACTTCTACCCTGAGTGGTGGGAAGAGCGGTATGGCAAGTTTAACAAGGGGGCAAGTAATGAAAGATAAAAAGGTTCAGGCAAGAGAGCTTTATAATGGTGGTTTTTCCATAAGCAAAATCGCCCAGATCCTTAATGTAAGCAAGTCTACCGTATGGGAGTGGCTATACAAGGAGAAAGTAAAGGAAAATCCTATCCAGATTTTTGTCCCGAATGAGCTAAAGCAAAAGGTTAAGGCTTTACTTACAACGAGGACTGAGGAGAAGGGACGGACGAGGGTCTTAAGCTTCTCCCAGATCTACCGCATCTTGAAAGAAGAGCTCCACGCCGTCGGTATAAACAACCGAGCCTTTTTCTATCGCTGGCTCAAAGCTTTCATCAAGGAAGAGTATGGCGGGCTGGAAAAGCTTGAACGGCGTCGCAGGAGCCTAAAAGAAATGCCAGCCTTCAGGCAGACAAAGGCGAAAATTCGCAGGGAGCCCGGCGTTATTGAGATCGACGCAACGGGCTACACCTGGAGAGGAAAAAACTACTTTATTTTGCTTGCTCGGGAGGTCTGGAGCGGGTTCTTCTTTGAGCCTTATTTGCTTGAGGTAAAAGAGACTACAGCTCGGCATTACAATAAGGCTTTAGACCAGTATGATATAGCAAAATTCATCATCAACATCTTTTCCACATGGGGCTTGCCTTACAAGGTCAAGACGGATAACGAACTAACCCTTAAGTCAGAGCTTATCACGAGGGGGCTTGCCGAGCTTGGGGTTGAGCTTGAGCATGTGCCCCCGTATTCCCCTAATTCAAAGCTTATCGAGCGAGCCATACGGGACCTGAAAGCCCTTATTCGGGAACAGGAGGCAGAGGACTTTGAGACCGCTTTGCTCCGAGCCATTCAGCAATACAACGAGATGGAACATCAGTTTGAAAACTTTGATAAGCCGGTCATCCCAGCCTTTATGCTTAAGCAGGTTGAGCTAAAGCCGGTAAAGCCGGAGAAGCTCCGCTTTGCCTTTGCCGAACGGTTCATCCGCAAGGTGATAAACAACACCATAACCATAGACGGACAACGCTACGAATTCCATTGCGAAAGCCTAAGAGCCGATACCTGCGAGCTTGGGAGAAAAGCCGAATATCCTGAGGTGGTAGCGGTGCGGTTCCTTGACGACATGTCCCGGTTGATAGTCTACGACCGGGACTTTGCATTCAAACTTGGAGAGGCGGTGCTCTTTACCGAGAAGGCTCCTTGTGATGTGCATGAGCTCAAAGAGGGTAAGGCTCAGGTTAGAAGGGTGCTCAGGCGCAGAAAGAAGCTAACAGATGAGCTTGAACGCTTAAAGCAAGCCCTGCCCGAGCCAAAGATTGAGCAAACGGGAGAGGATATTCTTCAGGTTTTGGCTAAGGGGGAGGCTAAGGAGAAGGCTCAGCCAGAAAGTCAAGAGTCTGTCCAAGACTTTGGGACGATCGACCTTATAAAGCTTTTTTCTTCAGAAGATAAGCCTTTTGTTATCGAACAAGATGATCAAAAAATCAACTAAGGAGGGTAGGCTATGCAGACGGTAGAAGAAATCTTAGAAGGAACGATAGCAAGCATAAACCACTTAAGAAAGAGCGTGTCAGGACCTGTCCATGCCTTGATCTGGGGGGCATGGGGGACGGGGAAAACTTACACCGCTCAGAAGGTTGCAAGCGAGCACGATAATGTCTTCTACATCAAGGTGCCGGATGGAGACATCACGAAAGGAAGGCTTTATAGGATGATAGGCTATGCCATCGGCTCTGGGGCAAGGCATACCTTTGAGGCAACGCTTGACATGATGATAGCTTACTGCGAGGTCTTGAACATCAAGCCTATTCTAATTTTGGACGAAGCCCAAAGAATTTTACGTAAGCCAACGATGATGAACGAGCTGAAGGACCTAAGCGAAATCCCAGCCCTAAACTTTAGCTATATCTTTCTTGGGGATAAGACTATCCCAAAGGTTATAAGCACCTATCCACACAGCATACACAAACGAGTTTTTATCAAACGGGAGCTTGACCTAATAAATGAAAGGATCATTGAAGAATTACTCAACGACTTCAAGGTAAAAGCCGACCCTGCGATGCTCCTTGAAGTAGCAAAAAAGAGAAATTGGACAACTATTGATGTGGTCTTTGTGCTTCAAGTAGCAAAGAAGATGAATAGCGCTCTAAACGAAGACATGGTTGGTAAGATTGCTCAGACGCTCGGAAGATAGTGGGGGGGGTTGGTAATGAGAGAAGGCTTAATCTGGCAAGCCATGCTAAAACGGGGGACTTTTTCCCCTTATGAGATCATAAACGACCTAAACCCGCCGGAGTTTATGCTTTCTTATGTCAAGCGGAAGGTTTATGGGCTTATCAGGTCTCAGCTTAAAGCAAACCTGCTTGAGGTGGTATCACAAAAGCCAGAGGTCTACCGGGTGAAGCTCCCAAAGCCTGAGCTTTGTCAAAACCCAAGCGGAGGGATGCGGAAATGCCAGATCTGCGGAAAGGAGTTTTTCCCCATGAATTCAATCCATGTCATCTGCCAAAACTGCAAACCCCTCTACAGGCGGGAAAAATGCCGAGAAATCCGTAGACGCAAAGGGGCGAGGGATTCTTACTTCTGGAGCGAGGAAGAGCTAAGAAGACTAAGAGAAACCTTCCCCGATCTCAGGTTTAATCGGGAGAAGGCTAAGGAGCTTTCTTACGAGCTTAATCGGAGCGTCATTGCCATCAAAAAGAAGTTAATAAAGCTAAGGAGGGAAAAGAATGGACAAACGGAGCATAGTTAGAAGGCTTGAGCAGGCTCTCGACTTTCTGGAAGCAGGAAAAGTAAACGATGCCATAGTTGTTTTGAACTTTCTGATAGATAAGCTAACAGCGGTTAAGGACGACACCGCAGAGCTAAATAAAAAGCTTCAACACCTTATGGGCTGGTATCTCAAGCTTTGGAATGATAAGCCCCCTGAGGCTTTGCGGTTTGTCACCTACAAGGAGCTTTTAGGCAAACACTTCAAAGAGCTTATTCAAATTTACGAGAGAAACCAGGAAACCATTGACGACTTAAAAACCGACTATGAAGAATACCGCAAAAAAGCAACTGCCAAGAAAGGCACAGGAGGTCTTCTTGAGTTCCGGGTGAAACTCCCCAAGATCAAGGCTATGCAGGGCAAAAAAGAGGATAGCTGGTGCTTAGACAATGCAAGGGGGGAGGATTACTATCTTCAGCATATTAAAGCCTCGAAGGAGGACTAAGCTATGTATGAGGTCGCTGAGAGCATAGAAGAGCTCAAAGCAAAACACCCCGAAGCCGAAATCGACGACGGGGAGGCTTACTATGTGGTCTTTATCGCTGAAAATGTGGCAATACTTTACAGGAAGCCAAGAGATTTTGATAAAATTAGGGAAATCTTAGCTTACGGATACTTCCCAAATAATATCTTGAGACAGCTTCCGCTGATTAAAGAGACTAAAGCGATAGGGGTGGTTAGGCGGTATAAGAACGCTAAGGGTTTTCTTCTTGAAGGTCCAGCTGGGGTAGGGAAGACCTTTGCCTGCACCTATGCCATCGCTGAGCTTGTCCGAGTGTATAAAGTAAATAATCCTTTATACATCTCTTGCATTACCTACAGAAAAAACGTCTGGGATAGATACCCGGATGCCGATTGCTACCTTATAGACGACTTAAACGCAAACATTGAGAGCATTGAGCTAAAGCTTGTTGAGAAAATCATTTATACCGCCTGGAACGAGAAGAAGTATCTTTTTATCACGACGAACACGCCTTTAACGAAGCTACAAAAGATCCTTGCCGAGCCAATTATAAGCAGAATTTTAAGCCTTTGCCAATACGCAAGGATAGACGATATAGACTATCGCTTACAAGATTTGCATGAGTAGCTATGAGCCCTTTTATCACTCCGAGCCCATTTTTGTCACCCCGAGCACTTCCCTCTCTGTCACCCCGAGCACTTCCCTCTCTGTCACCCCGAGCACTTCCCTCTCTGTCACCCCGAGCACTCCCCTCTCTGTCACCCCGAGCACTTCCCTCTCTGTCACCCCGAGCACTTCCTTCTCTGTCACCCCGAACATTCCCCTCTCTGTCACCCCGAGCACTCCCTTCTCTGTCACCCCGAACATTCCCCTCTCTGTCACCCCGAGCACTCCCTTCTCTGTCACCCCGAACATTCCCCTCTCTGTCACCCCGAGCGGAGCGAGGGGTCTTTTTTTATGCAATCTTTGCTTGAAAACTTGCCTTGTCTATTTTAATTTAAAAGCACAGAATGAAGCTTTATACCGTTGACGAAGTCGCTCAACTTCTAAAGCTCAGCAAGCGAACTATTTATTCTTACATTCAGTTTGGCTATCTCAGGGCTATTCAGGCAAAGGAAAAGAAAGCTCTACGCATCCCTGAGGATGCCTTGCAAGAGTTCTTAGAAAAAAACCAAACCGTCACAGAAATCTTGCCCCGCCCACGCTATAAACTAATCATTCGCAGAAACAACTCAAACGATAATCGTTAAAAGATTTCCCCCTTTTTATCGCCCCGAGCTCTCTTTTTTATCGCCCCGAGCTCTCTTTTGTCTCCCCGAGCCCCCTTTTATCGCCCCGAGCCCTCTTTTTTGTCATTCCGAGGCGTAAGCCGAGGAATCTCCATCTCATGACCAAAGAGGGATGCCTCGCTATCGCTCGGCACGACAGGAAAGGGATGTCGCCCCGAGCCCTCTTTTGTCTTCCCGAGCCCCCTTTTGTCGCCCCGAGCGTAGCGAGGGGGCTCCACTCTGTGCAATCTTTGCTTGAATTTTTTCTCTCCCCTTGTCATCTTTTAACCGATGACTGTGGTTGAACGAGATGTTATAAAAAGCGTCCTACAAAATATTCAGGTGATTTTAACTACTCCTAAAGGCTCGGATGTGCACCGCCCAGACTTTGGTTCAGAGTTATACAGGTTTGTAGACCAGCCCTTGACCGCCTTGACCGCAGGCAAGATTAAAGCTTATATCGTGGATGAAATAGAGAGATGGGAACCACGAGTCAAAGTCAAGGAAGTCAAGCTTGATAGACGCCTTGATAGGACAAAGATAGAACTTCTTTTAGCTATTGAAGACATAGAAACGAGGCAGACGCTATGGATATAAAGTTTGTAGAGACAGACGCAACTTACTGGGAAGGATTGCTGATTGATGCTTACGAGAAAATTACTCAGCGTCCGCTCTACCCAGCAGACCCTGAGCGCCTGTTAATCAACCTTCAAACCTACGCAAGCACTCTTTTAGCCATAGCCATAAACGAAACCGCAAAGCAGAATTTTCTTACTTTTGCAACCGGGCAACATCTTGACGCCCTTGCAGAGCTCTACGGGGTAAAAAGGCTTCCAGCTCGGAAAGCTCAAACTATCTTGCGTTTTTCCTTAGCCGAACCGTTAAGCTTTGATGTGGTCATCCCTGCCGGGACAAGAGCATCCGCAGGGGGAGACCTCTATTTTGCAACTTTGCAGGAAGCAAAGATACCAGCTGGAAGCTTATTCGTTGATGTCCCAGCCGAGTGTAGCGAGGCCGGAACAATAGGAAACGGCTTTTCCATCGGGCAGATAAAAAACCTTATGGACCCCTTGCCTTATGTTGCCTCTGTCTCAAACATCACCATGAGCCTAAATGGAGCAGATGAAGAAGACGATGAACGCTTCCGTGAGCGGATAAGGCTATCCATTGAGCGCTTCACTAATGCAGGCTCAAGGCAAGCATATATCTATCATACGCTTTCTGCCCATCAAGACATAGAAGATGTGGAAGTTTATAGCCCTGCGCCAGGTCAAGTAAAGGTTATCTTTACCGTGAAGAATGGCAACATCCCGGATGCGAGCATGCTTTCCCTTGTTCAGGATTATTTATCTTCAGAGCGTGTGCGTCCCTTAACTGACCAAGTCTTAGTCTCAGCCCCTCAGGTAGTCTACTTCGACATTGATTTAACTTTCTATGTGAATAAAAAAGATGCACCGAAGCTTTCTTTTATCCAGTCTGCGGTTGAAAAAGCAGTAAACGACTTTATCGTTTGGACAAGGGCTAAAATCGGAAGGGACATCTTGCCTGAAGAGCTAATTCGGCTTGTCAAGCAAGCAGGAGCTTACAGGGTAGACTTAGCCTTGCCAGTTAAGCAAGAGCTTACGATAGAGCAGATAGCCCATGCGCAAAATGTGAGCATTCGCTACGGAGGCTTGGTTGATGATTAAAGAACTTACCCCTCCGAGCATAAGAGAACTTCAGCACTTAGTAGATACCTTTGATGCAAGCTTTGAGGAGCTAAAAAAGCATATTATCACAGTTCTTATCTATCCCCGCATCGATGAGATAGAGGATGAGAGGTTGCTTGACCTTTTAGGCTGGCAATTCCACATCGAAGGCTATGACCAAGCTCAAACCATTCAGGAAAAACGCAACCTAATCAAGCACGCCATCGAGCTCCACCGCCACAAGGGCACACCATATGCAATTAAAAAAGTATTCCAAGCTTTGAATTTAAACGCCAACTTACAAGAATGGTTCGACTACAACGGCGACTATTACAAGTTTAAAGTGCTCGTTAAAAGTGTTATACAAGACGAAGAGACATACCGCAAATTAATCGAGCTAATCAACGAATACAAGAATGTCCGCTCTTGGCTTGACGCAATCGGCTTCCATCGTGAGTGGTCAAACAGTATCTATTACGCATTTGCTAAGAAAAACGGAAAACACTACAAGATAGGTTTGCATGTAGATACATCCGTTGAGCCTCATACTTTTTATACCGGCCTCGCCCAGAGAATTTCAACATCCTACCAGATAGGTCTATACGAGCCTCAAACATCCGTTGAGCCTCATACTTTTTATACCGGCCTCGTCCAAAGGGTCGCAACCTACATGGCTATATATCCAGCTAATTAGGAGGTAGCAAATGGCAGACTTTAAAGGCACGATACTTACCCTGAAAGGTAGAAACCTTTTAGCTAAAGCCCAAACCGGAGTCACACTAACTTTCACAAAAATAAAGCTCGGCGATGCTCTCTGGTCCACAAACACAGACCCAACACAGCTAACAGACCTTGTTTCCCCCAAACTTAATCTCCCTATACAAGAAATTAGAGTGGTCGGTGATGGGACGGTCCGGTTGCGGTTTGTTTTGACTAACACAGGGCTTTCTCAAGGTTTCTTCATGCGAGAAATCGGGATTTACGCCCAAGACCCAGACCTCGGCGAAATCCTCTACGCCGTAGCCTACGCAGGAGACCGTGCTGATTTTATTCCTTCTGATGGCGTCACTAAAGTTGAGAATGTAGTTGACATCTATACCGTCATTGCAAACGCCCAGAATGTCACCGCAGTGATCTCCGATACGGTTGTCCTTGCGACAAAGCGAGATATAGACGAGCTTGCCCAGAGCTTAAACAACACAGCATCAAACCTTAGCAACCAGATTTCTACAGTTAAGCCCGAAGCCGGATCCACAGCCCCAAGCCTTGTATATCAGGGCAAACTCTGGGTCGATGCAAACGATTTCCTGCAATACTTCGACGGCTTAAACTGGAAAAATGTAAAAACATCCTTCGCCGACACCGTCGACGGCTTTCATGCAAGCTTAACGCCAGCACCGAATGTGATAGTTCCGCTTAATGCAAGTGGGATTTTAGATTTAAGTGCGACTTATGTAAAGAGTGATGTGTATACGATAAGAAGAATAAATGGTAATAGTTTAACTTCTGATTATCCTTTAGCAGTAGGTGAAGAAGCAATTTATACGTTTTCTACTTCATCACCACCTATTTATGTTCCTTTGCGTATTGCGACGGATCCGTATGGAGTTTATTTGATATTGATTTTTGATTATATAATAAATCAACCAAGTTCATATCTAGGTCATTATTTCTTATATGCGAACAATACGACTTATAGTGATGCCTTTAAAGTTACTTTTATAATATTTAGCGAAGGTTCTACAAGTTTAGAGTTTGTAACATATTCAAGCTCATCTTTCTTCTTTGATTGGTTTCCGGGGGGTATATGTTCTGCTATTGTAAATGTATATAACAGAGTTGCAATTTTTGAAAGTTCAACAAATATTGCAACTAATGGATTGTTTCCAGGTAGTAGAAGGATTGGAACTACAAGATGGTTAGACAAATCTACCGCATGGACTTCATTAGGGACTATGCAATGTAATTCAACTGGTGGTGTTATTTTAGTCAGGAGGTTAGCATAATGAAGGTATGGGCTTATATTCATCCAGAACTTAATATACTTTGTTGTGCATTGTTAAAAGAAAGTATTCCTGAAGGAATTGAAGCGATTGAATTTGAAGTAGAAAGTCTTGATGATGTAATTTATGATGGAACACAGATAAGGTTAAAAACTCAGGACGAGAAACTACAAGAACTCAAAGCTCAAAAGCTTTCAGAGCTAAAAACTTATGTAGCATCTTTACTTGCTCAAACTGATTATGTAATCACGAAGATAGCAGAAGCTCAGATACGAAATGATATGGAAGAAGTAGAAGCCCTTAAACAAAAGTATTTAGCCCAACTCCAGCAAAGAGAAGCAATCCGAGCTTGGAACGAACAGATGAAGCAATCCATAAAAAACGCCCAATCCCTCGACGAACTCCTCAGCCTTGAAATCAAGTTTGAGGAGCCCCCCAATGCTTCTTAAACTACTTACCATCCTTTTTACACTCTCCCTGCTTTCCAACGCCCTATTTTATGCCCTTTACAAGCACGAACGCAAAGCTCACTTTAAAACCATGCAGACCCTTACCCAATGCCAATCCGACTTAAAAACTACTTCTCAACAGCTTTCCGAGTATGCGCAAAAGTATGAAAGCCTCAAAAAACTCTGCGAGCTTGATAAAAAACGCCTTGAAGCTAAATATTCCCGCTTGCTTAAAACCGCAGCCAAGCCCACCCCTTATATAACCATCCCTCAAACAAACGATGAATGCCAAGCACTGAAGGAGATGCTCGATGAAGCGTCTAAACATTTTATTAATTAGCCTTGCCTTGTTTGGTTGCGTCCAGATGGCGCCTAAGCCTCAAATCATTGAAAAAGAAGTCTTTGTAAAATGCCCCATCCCAGACATTCCAAAGACCGAGCGCCCCCGTATTAAGCCCGAAGCCCCTTATCCTGAAAAATTGCAATGTCTTTTAAACTATATTTTCCAACTCGAGAGGGAACGAGACATGTTAAGGGAGGTGCTTGACGCATGCAAGAACGAGAACTAATTAAACGCCTCGCTCGGTATTACTACCCTGACCTAATCCTTGCAACCATCTTTTTAATCATCAGCCTTATTTTTGTCTACGACCCCCCAACCCTCATCTCAGCCATCGCAAGGAAAATCGCCCTCACCTCAGCCGGGCTTGTTTACTACTACATCACCCGATTTATCAAAATTGGACAGATCGAATGGAGAGACCCCTATGACAAAATTTACAGCCTTGCTATTCTGCTTTATACAGCTCTTGTTTTTGCCTTTGGCTAAAGCTGAAGATAGATGCTTAGCCCTTTTGGAGCCTATTAGAACTGCCTCTCAACGCTACCTTGCTGAAGACTTCCCTTACTGGTATAACCTTGCAACCTCAAAGAAAGAGACAAAATGCCGATGGCTTACCTCAACGGACGGGCATGGCTCAATTGGCTATTTTCAGCTTACTCCCAAGTTTTTAGACCCTTACCTTCGCCCTTTATTCCCAGACTATGATAAACCCTATTCCAAAGACCACTTCTTCGCTTTCGCCTATTATCTGGGGACCCTTATCCGCTCAAACCCAGTCCAAAAGCTTTGGCTTGCCTACCAGCGTTACAACGGTGGGGACTGGGTCTTAAAAGAGTGCAAACTTGCAGGAAGCTTTGACTGGTATCTTTGCCGTCTTGCTTGTTTTAACTGCCGAACTCTCGGCGGCAAAAGATGTAGAGGCGAGGTTTGCGTTTGGAAGACCGCTTCAGGTTGCAAGCGATACCGCCACGCCTGCGACATTAACTATTCCTACTCGGCTATTATCTATCAAGAAGCTCAAAGCTACCGTAAAGGCTCAGATGCCCGCTGGCCTTTTTGGTGACCCGTTCGGATTTTATCCTGATTTTACCCGTTCGGTTTTTGAAACAAACTCAAATGAGCTAAAAAAGTTGTTCCGAACACCTTTCAAAGCCTGAATTTACAAGCCCTCCCAACCCCACCCCCGTTCGGTTTTTCTGAAAAGTAATTCCAACGTCAAGCCCTAAAACCTTCATAAAAAGTCTTAAACTTTATAAGGTTTCTATAAAAGCCTCACATCTTGTTTTGAGTTGTCCCACATCTTCCATGCTATAGTTAGTATCTATTTTTA